GATTGTACGAACTACTTCACGGTTGATCTCTGTCAGAATTTCAGACTGCAGGATGTTTGCAAGTTCTGTTTCTGCGTCTAGACCGTGTACCGCTTTAAGGTCCTGTGCAAGTTCAGTTGTGTATTCTGCTTTCAACGCACGTGTTTTCGCAGCAACAGTTACTTTCTCGATTGAGAACGCCATCTCTGCAAAGTTGGTTCCGTTACCGTCACCTAGTGCTTCACCTGCAGCAGTTGTCATACCTGTACCTGTATCGAATACAGATGTGTTAGGTACTGCGTCACCCATATCACCAGTGTCAGTACCTGCACCAGAGAATGTAGTGTCTGATTCATTGTAGAATACTTCTGTACCCGCTTGTGAAGTCTGACGTGAACGCATTGCGAAGATCAGACCAGTTGGTCCAGTCATTGGCTGAACGCCTGCAACGTCATATGCGATTAGGTTTGGCATAGAACGGCGAATCAGTGAAATCAATACTGGATCGTAGTTGTCGATTGAACCACCTGTTGCGTTTGCAGGTGCTTCAGAAAGCAGCGACGACATGTTAACCGATGCGTCACCTTCTTGACGAAGCGCTTGCTCCGTGTTTTCAAGAATAGATGCAGTTACCTGTTTACGGTGCTGATCTGCGATTGGTGAAAAAGATTCGTGCTCAAGAATTGGGCCCCACTTTTCCACAAGTTTTTGATAGTTTGACTCAGTCATTTTTTCTATCTCCTTAGTGTTATTTTAATTACTGAATGTATTTATAAATTTTTATTTTTTCAGTTTAAATTATCTAGATTTTCTTGAGTTGAGCGCCTCAACAAGAGCATTGATTGAAGAATGTTCGGATACAGGTTTTACAACCACTTCCTCTTCGATCACTACTTCGTCTTCCTCGTCAACAACATCTTCTTTGATAGAAACATTTGTTTCTTTGAAGAATGACTCTTTGATTGTCTTCAGATTCTCTTTGTATTCATCTAGATCAGATGAATCCAGATTTTCTGAAAGAGTCTTCAGACGTTCACGTTGTGACATATTAAGTTCACTTGTCATTTCTTCGAAGATTACACCTGCTTTCAGATCCGCCACTTCTTTTGTCAACGCAATGTTTTCGTTGACAACAGCATTTGACTTTTCTTCAAGAGACTTCATCTCTTCTTCAAGATCAGAAACGATGTCATATGTTTCTTCATCAACTTTGATGTTGTGTTCTGAGAACAAATCTTTCAAACCGTCCATCAAAGACTCCGCCATCTCTACCTTAATACCAGCTTCGATTGCGACTTCATTTTCTTCCATCCATTCTGAAACGACATAATCAAGATATGCATCTAGGTTCTCGACCATCTCGCCAACCTTAGATTCGATTGCTTCAGCCAATTCAGTTTCTAGTTTAGTGTTAAGTTCTTCTTCGATCTTTTCCACTTTACCTTTAACTGCTTCAGTGACTGCAGCTTCAAAAACAACTGTTACCTTGCTCTTGAATTCTTCTGAGAGATCCATGCCTTCAAAGATGTCTGCGATAGACTCTTCAACGACAATCTCTTCTACAACTTCCACTTCTTCTGATTCAGGTGCTTCTGCTTCTGCAACAACTTCCGCATCTGCTTCAACTTGTGCTTCTTCTTTATAACCTGCTTTCAGAGTTTCAGGTGTTTTCTCACCTTTGTCGTGGTCAGCTTTTCTTTTCTTATTGCTTCCGCCTTCTGGTGTAGTTGCAGCAGCTGCTGTTGAAACACCATCGTCAGACACAAATTTCTTTTCATCTGCCATTGTTTTTCTCCTTAATCTGATTAAGATTTCTTAATTACAAAAAGTATTTATAAAAAATTCATTTTCTTAACGAACTAACAAATGTTTCAAACATTCTAGCTGCCATTGATTCGTCAATACGTTTAGTAACAGTTCTGTATTGCTTTTCAACGGTTTCTTGAATTTCTTCAATTACTTCCTCAACTGGTTGCTGGGCAATCCAATTTCCAGATGCAACATCATAGTAGAATTCAGTATTTTCCATAATACCATTTACAAACGCATTCGGCGCTGATGGGTCTGTAACGATGTCTACTGTTGCAAGATGAAAGTCGTTTTGGACTTCCATTACGCCATTTCTGTTTTTCACCGAACCTAGTCCACGTGTGGATACACCACAACGAACACCTTCGTCGATGAATGTCTTTACAATTTCTCCCATTGGTGTGCCAAGGATTTTCGCCTTACCATGGAAGTTGTCACCTTCTCTGTGCATAGAAGTAATAAGGTGGGACACACGATCTCCATTGATCTGTGGTCCATCTGGGTGCCCTAGTTCACCAAGCGCACGTTTTGTATCGATGAATTCTCTTTGATAACGATTCATTTCTTTATCAAGAACTTCACTTGGATAGATACGTCCGTTGCGGTTCTTTAGGTTACCTTGCATAAAGATACCTTCGATAAAGAAACTCTTATTACCAGTCTCTTCATTCAGTTCGGTAGAGACACCGATATCTTCTGTGATTTCTGAGATCAGTTTCATTGTTCTCGTTTCCTCTCGAATATTTTCTTTTTATTTATAACTATTGTGCATCGTAATAGGTTTTGTCTAGTTCCCCAGTACTTGGGGGTTGACTAATTTTACGACACTTAATATATGTCTGTCTTGGGTTTGCACCAGACGTAGTGTAAGTTCTCACTCCACCACTGATAGTACCAGGCGTATCTGAGTAAGTATCCGCTCCAGTTGCAGCGTTGTCATACTCCCAAATTCCACCAGTGCCTGGCACAACAACCCAAGCCATTAGTCGTCACTCTCTACCGATTCACCGTAACCATAAGATGCAGCATAGTAGTCATAATCATCCGAATCTCTATAACCCGCATTCATACGTTTCGATCCCTCTGCATATGCGTGTAGAGTTTTCATTTGACTGAACGCATATGCAAGTTTATTTTGATACCATTCTTCTGGGTCACCGCCCATGTCAAGGTAATCGATGATTTCCTCGGCAGCATAACAAATGAATTCTAGTTGACGTTTCATCATAGGAACTTCTTCTGCAGGGTTCTCTTGGAGATCTTCAGAATTGTCTTCTACATCAACGTCTTCTTTATATGCTACGTCATACGCTTTTTCGTCTTCACCCGCAACGTAATCGGAAAGTCGTTTAATTCTTGACTTGCCTGGAATGTCACCCGAAAACTGTTCTGGTTCCGCTACTGGATGGTCAATTACCTCAACAGTATGTTGATTCCAATGCTTTAGTTCTTCAGGGTTATTTGGCATTGCAACCTCTGATACTAAGTCCTTAAAAGATTTCATTGTTCTGTTCCTATTAAATTTGTTGTAGTTTTATTTATTACTATTCAAATTCGTCTTCGGCGTTACCAAAGATGTCCTTTTCGTCTTCAATTATTTGAAGTTCTTCCTTGAACTCTTC